GGAGAGCAAGTATGCCTCACCTGGCACCCAGTAGTAATATTGATACCCTTGGTTCAGCGCGCCGAGCTTCACGATATAGCTGACGCCGCGGTACCACAGGAATCGCTTCTCTCCGCCAGCGGATGGACCGAGTACAGGCCAATTTACCAACGCACTCCGGATCGTGGGGGGTATGTGGGTGACATAGGTACGGTCGAAACCGTCGAGTTGGGTCTGTTCCGCCAGTCCGGGGCGGGTTTCGTAGTGGAACTCGTCCGCGTTGGCGGTGACGAACTCGGTAACGGGGGTGCCGTTGATGCGTATGTCCTGGATGTCGGCCGTGCCCGCACCGGTTTCCCAATATACCGGGTTCAGCCAAGTTATATGGGTGTCGTACAGGGTCCCATACTGTCCGGCGGCACGATGGGTATGGCAGCAGCGATAGGTTTTGCCGGGTTCCGCCGTTACCGCGCCGCCGTAAGTCGCCGGGGGCTTGACCTCATCGCCGACATAATAAAGCCCTACCACGATCTGCGTTGACGGTTGCCACTCGCTCAGGGTGGGGAGCTCGTCGATCCGGTGGCCGGTGAAGCCGTAAAGCGCATGGATGTACTGCCGGTCGCCGCTTACCGTGACGAAGCGGTTTTTCAGCACCGGCTTTATGCGGGCGGTGCCGTAGAGCATGGGCATCGGGGTGTCGGCGGCGGCGGTGTCGTTCGGAGTGCGTTTCCAGCTATATGACGGGCTGACTGCCAACACATTCTCCGGCCCGGGCATAATCGCGTTGATAAGGGCGCTGCTGGCCACCCAGACGAAGAACTTCGCCATGGGGTTCCAACTTGTCGCCCATAGCAGCGCGGTCGTGCCTACCTGCGCGGCTGTCGCCCAATTTCGTCGGCTGTTGCGGCTCATGCGCCGCCTCCCTTAGCCATAATTCCCCTCCGCTATGCCGGGGGAACCGCCGTAACGCGCGAAACTCGCGTTGGCTCGGCAGCGGCTCAGCGTATGGTCACATAGGACGCGGATACGCACGGCGCCGCCGGTTACGGTTTCTTGCGTAATAGCGGAGTCGCTTGTGAGGTAGATTCGGCTGGGAACGTCCAGCGCGGATACCACACTAACGTTATACACGCCATTGTTGTAGAGCGTGCCGCTTACCTCGATGAGCTGGCCATCGAGGAAGCCCATGAGCCGAAATACCGACCCAGGCGCGAAGATGTAGCTCAGGCCGCCGGCAACTGCGTTGAAGCTCACGGTCGCAACCGTTACGTCCGCGGCCTTCGCGTATTCCGTCCCCGCCACCCAATACGTATTGCCGGTGCGGAACTCTCCGAAGCGGCAGAACCCCATGCGGAACGTGTGGCGGCAGACGGTAGCGACATAGCGGTCTCGCGGGAAGCGCCGGTTCAGCGGGGACGTTATCCCCAGCTCCAGCACTATTCCGTCGTTCGTGACTTCCGCGGTCATGATGGTAAAGTAGTGGGTGATACCGGCGTGGGTTACTGTGCCGGAAAGGGGCCTATACACCAGCGCCAGCGTTACGGTGCCGCCGGTGAAACCTGCGTATGTTGCAGCGGCGGGGATGACCGTGCCCACGGCGGTTCGCGGGTCGTAAATCGTCATGCGGGTCCGCGGCAGGTCGCCCTTCAAGCTCTCGTTCATGGGGGCCAGGGTGAATGCGGCCGGCTGGTAGGTTTGCCCGAGCGTCGCCAGTGGGAGTATGTTGGCGTCATTCACCCATCGGAACACAACGCTTCCCGCCGCGTTGGTCACGGTCGCAAGCAATACCCATGCGCCCGAAGCGGCAACTGCGTTTTTCAGCGCCGGTGCGCCAACATTCAGCGTTCTGGGCATGAGCGTGTCTCTCCCTTGGGTTTATATCTGCTCTAATTCAAAATCCACATTCCACCGGGCATAGTTGGTGTCGGGCATGGGCTGGTAGCGCACGGGCGCGGAGAACCGTACGGTGCGCGCTGTGCCGCTGCCTGGCTCGGTCCACGTGAAGCTCGCGCCGCCAACGCCGCGTTCCTCTTCGTGGACGCGTATAAGGTTCTTGTCCGCCGTGGTGATGCCCGCGTAGCGTATGGCCCATGTCCGCGGGAAACGCGTGTGGCGGGCGCGCGTGTGGACATACCCTGCTTCCTTGGGGGAGCGGATAGTCGGGTCGGCGGCAATGGTGTTGATAAGGTCGCCCACCACAGGGGTTTTGCCGGATCCAGTCAGTGTTGGGAACGTCGTTGCCATGTCATCTCACCCCCGGGTTGACGAACGTTCTGCGGTAGGCCGCGTTGGTGGTGGCCAGCTTCATGCTTGCGTTCAGCACCGTACCCTCGGCGGTGCGCTCGATACTGGCGATGTCCAGCTCGACTGGCGGACCGGCGTTGATGATATTGACTGCGATTTTTCCTGAGCTAGAGGCACCAACGGAACCCTCAAAACCCTGTGGGTAATAGCCCGTCCCGCCTGGAACCAACCGCTCCAGCCGACTGTTGTATCCGCTAGGGACCGCTTGCAGGCCGGGAGCGTAGCCGGGTGCTGCAGGCGGCGGGGCGTTGAAGCCGAATAACCCCATAAGCTCCTGTAGCGCGGTGCGTCCGCGGGTGCCGGTGATTTTGAACGCGCCTTCGCCGCCGAAGATCGCCGTTGCCAGCCCTTGCGCCGCCATCTTGGCGACCATATTCACGAAGCTCTGGTATACACTGTCGAATATCTGCGTCATGAAGTCCCGGAAGCTGCCGCCGTGCTGCATCCATCCCCTGATCGCGGTTTCCCACCCGGCCTGCATATCCTCGAACACGCTGGTAATGGTGGTGCCTGCGGATTCGAAGTCCTCGATGAACCCGCGTATGTTGGCCCGCCACAGTTTCAGCATTTCCTCAAACTTGCCCTCCATGGGCGCGCTCACGGTGCGGTAACCGATGATGTCCGGGTACTCGAATTTAGGCACTAGCGCGCCGAAGCTCGTGGGCTGGCCGCTGGTCAGTATGCGCCATATCGCTGCGAAATCGGCACACTGTTCTGCCAGCCAGTCCTTGAAACTCATCACGTCCTGCTTGACGAACTTCACCACCTTCTGGAATGTGGCTGGAATTTCCTCCATGCCCATCCCGATATAGTCAGGCATGTCCCCTTGCAAATCGCTGACGAGTTTCCCGAGAATCCATCGCTCTTCTCCTCCGAGTATCGGGGATGTCATCAGTTGCATCATCCGGTATAGAGGGCTCATCCGTAGCAACATGCCTCCCCATGTCATTTCGGCGTCTCTCGACAGCGACTTCATGGCACGGAACATCAACACCCAGCCGTGGATGGCTCGGTTGATAAACGCCTTGAACACAAGGTACATCTGTCCAATGATGCTGTTCTCCCAGTTGGCCGCAAAGTCCTTGCCCCATTGTTCAAATGTATTGGCGAACTTGTTGAATATGTCTCCCATGCCGTCCCATGTGACGTTGAACGCCGAACGCAGGAGATAGAAGGCGACGATGACCGCGCCTATGGCCCAGAGCAGAGGCGATGTAAGCAGACCGATGAGGATTTTTATGTTCATCGCCACTATGGGAATGGCGATTGTGAGAGCGCCAATGGCTGTGAGCAGCAGGCCGATTTTTGCAACCGTCAACGCGAGTTGGGCCACCAGCTCACGGTGTGCCTCCATCCACTCGCGCAAAACCTCGACTCGGGCACCGAGCAAGTCTGCGAACGCGCGTATTCTCGGGGCGAGCGATTCGCCGACCAGCCGCGATACACGCTGGATCATTTGCCCGACCCGGCCGAGCTGGTGCAGGAACGCAGCCATCTGCCAATCCGTCACGCTCTTCATTGTGCCGCCGCTGTTGGCTATTTCGGTGGAATATTTGCGCAGGCCGTCAGCTCCGTATTCCAGCACATTAATCATACCCGCGATGGCGCGGCGGCCAAATAGGACTTCCAACGCCATGTTACGGTATTGCTCGGTCGTGCCCTTGAGCGCGTCCTCTATGTCACCCATCACGTCGATGAACGGCCGCGCCCCGCCAGTCACCAAGTCAAATACGTTTACCCCCAGGTCGCGCAGCAGGTCCCGCATCTCCCGGGTGGGCGACATCAGGTTCGTCACGGAGCGGCGCAGGGCTACGCCGGCCATGCTGTTACCCGAGACAACGGGCTTTCCGTTGCGGCGCACAATCAGGAGGTGGTTGGGGACTTCGGCGCAGAATACCTCGCCGTCATAATCCACCCACTCACTGATGGGGGAGAACCTGGACCCGTCAATCCGATCCCCGTGTACCCCCCGGTAGTCATTCGGATTGTAACCGGGGTGGAGGAGCTTTCGATGCGTATTGATCTTCCATTGATCGTGGACAGCTCTGACTTCCCGCCCCTTGATGGTGGAGGTTGAACCTGCAGAGGTGGCCAGCCCCATGGTTGCACTGTGTCCCGCTTTCAACGCAATCTCCATTACGTCATCCGCAAGTTGGTGCGAGGAGGTATAGTAGACACCGTTACAATCGCCGTCGCCCTCCAACAGCGCGTCAAGTAGCAGTTGCAGGAGGCGTGGGGACCAGTTCTTAGCATCATCCGGCACCCGCTTCTCCCAAGATTTGCCCAGCGGCTCTACGTGATTCCATATCTGCTGGTTGGCAAAAGTGAATCCTGCTTTGGTTTCGTTGACCGTGACAGGGAGTTTTGCCAGCACTTCGCGCATGCGGTCACGCACAGGTCCGGGGTTCTGGGTGATACGGATGCGGTAGTTGCCGCGCCGATAGTCGCAGGAGCCCTCGGAGATATACCATCCGAGGAAGGTTGCCCAGACCCCGGCGTCAATGTCCATAGGTTCCACAGTGCGCGGTCCTTGGGTGCGCGTGAAGCCGGGAAGCGTGATGGTAGTAGGGTCATTGCCCGCCCAGCCAATATCCCCCGACTGGTATCGCACCTCGCGGCCGTCTACTTCGCTCGCAGTCATTATCTCGAATGCGGTGGTGTCCCTACGCCTCACCCACATGCGGTGATCGGGAGTCACGCAGAGGTCCAAGCCGCGGTTCGCTACATGATACATGGGACCGCTGTGGCGATAGCAGATCAGCCGGGTTGGTCGCTGGTATTCCAGCATATTTGTGTCTGGCTGCAACGTGGCGAACTCGTCGTCCATGGTTGCAGCAGACCACGGTATCCAACCGCGGCGCACCAGTACCTCGGTCTGGTCGTCGTAGCAACCTTTTATGCCTGCGTTCGCCATGACGCCCAGCACCGCGGCGGTGTCAGCTATGGTATTGTTCATCAACCGCATTGTGCTGCTGGCGTAACTCATGGCCGCGTCAAGGTCGGCGAATACCTGGTTGCTCGTTATGACCGACTTTACCAGCTGGTTCGCAACCCAATCCGAGCGTGAAAACTCGATCTGGAACGCCTTCATGATGTCGACCAGACCCTCGGCGGTCATTGCCGTGTCCTCGGTGATGGCCCGTGCCAGTGTGATAGTCGCGTTGAACGAGTCCATCTGTTCGGCGGCGCTCAGGCCCGCGCTTCCAAGGTAGTAGAACGCGCGGGAGGTTTCCGTGGCCGCCAAATTCAGGGCCACGCTCATATCCTGCGCCATGGCGCTCATTTGCTCAAACTCGATGCGCGTAATGCCGGTGGTGACGGCCGTGGCTTCACGGATGGCCTTGTCGAAACGCCCGAATCTCCGGACCGCGATGGACAAAGCGCCCGTTATCATACCGCCCAGGACGCCGAACTCCGCGCCGAGGATGGCCAGGTCGCGGCTGACTTGGTGGCGGGAACTGTCCCAACCACTCCTGTCGAGCCGGATCTTCGCCACTATCGCACCGATGTTGAACATGCCCTGCTCACCTCATTTCGTTGTTGCGTTGCCAGCATACCCGCGGGATTCCATCATTTCCAGCATCTCCCACGTCGCTGTGGCCTGATCCGGTCTGCTCTTCACCAACTCCAGGGAGTCCATGAAGCTCCGGTAATCACCGCCGTCCGCCATGCCCGCGCGAACCGCTTGGGCGGTGCGGGACATCTGTTGGCGTTGAACCGCTTCCGCCTCTGCCCACCAGTACGCTAGCAGACGCGGGTCCATCTGCCGCAACTCGCTCCAGCTGAATAACCCTGGGAAGGCACTGGCTATTACTGCCCACTCTCCACACCTTCCCTTGGGGCGTTTTTTGACAGGAACGCCCGAGTCTGGTCAGTCAGCGTCCGCGCCACATACATCGCGGCAGCCATGACCTTGTGGAACCCGGTGTGCTTGAACACTTTCGCGTCCACGCTGCAGAGCTTCGCCAGCACGTTGCGGACCCCGGCCATGTCGCCGCCGGTCGCCTTCTCCACCAGCTCCTCGGCCAGCTCTTGCGGCACCTCGGGCACCACGTAGCTCACGCCGTCCAGCTCGAACTCGATGGGCTCGAACAGCCCGGCCACCATGTCGTTGATATTTGCTTTCGGCATAACGCAATCCTCGTTTGTGGGTGGGCAGGGACGTAACGCTTATGCGCACGCCCCCGCCACCCGGTTGGGTGTTACACGGTTATGTCCCCGATGTGCCACAACAGATGCGTTGTCGCATCGGGGAAGCAGCGCCAGACCACCAGGAACCCCGCCTGCCCTTCCACATCAAGGGTCACGTCAAAGCGCGGAACGGGATATGCCTTGGGCAGATGCAGCCAGTGTTGCTGCGATGTATCCACGGCACCATTCACGATGCGCTTGACGATCAGTTCAGCCGCGCCGTCGTACATACTCACTCCGACGCTCAGATGGCTGTATACCTTGATATTTCCAGACTCTCCCCCGGATTGACTATGACCGGGGATGATGCGGGCGAGATTGGCGTAGGTGAGCCGGGTCAGCGGCGTGTGGACTTCGCACAGCGAAACGCCTGCGACGATTGCATCCACAGCGCACTTTCCGGATTCGGCCTCGAAAACATCGCCGGATCCGTACTCCGTGCGGAACGCGGCACCATCCATCACACTGGTCAATGCACTTGTCCAGCTCAATGCGATAGGGCCGAGGTCCCGCAGAGGCCCGAGGGGCATACGCTTACCTCCTTGCTACACTTCTTGCTGGGACAGTGTGACGTAAATCACAAACCCAGCGCGGTTGTTCTCGTCTCGGCCCACATGGAAGGGGGTCGTGCAGGCAATATTGACGAGATATGTTGGCCCGGCCGCAACTACAGGAAGTTCAACCTGCGTCTTTGCGTGCAGGGCCGTGAACAGCGCGTCCGCAACTGCGCTTGCCACGTAATACCCGGCGCCCGCAGCGCCAAAGACGCTGAGGCGGAAGGGGGTCTGGCCCATATCGGCCAACTCCGGGTGTGGACTGCGTACACCGGGACTCGCTTTCTCCAGAACCACTACCGCGGCGTTGGACATGCGCTCAGGATGCTCACCGGCGAATAGGGTTGTGCCGATGACGAGCGACGTATTGGCCGCGATGTAGGTAGCCAGTTCCTTTATCAACGCAATGACCTCCGTAGCTCGGCGGCTATAATCTCACCATAGCGGCGGCCGAAACGCCAGAGTTTCGTTAACACGTACCCGCGGTGGTAGGTTTCGTGCTGGAATGTCGCGTACGGGGCGTTGACCACAACCTTCGCCTCGTCCGTACCCGCAACTCGGGGTTCGTCATCCGTCACGGGCAGGTAATTGACCGGGGCAAGTTCCGGCTTCCGCCATGCCAAACTCGTCCACTTGCGCACGCCGTTGACGAACACCGCGATGCCGGAACGCAGGGCCGACGTAAGCTCGGGGGCAGGGGGGTCCTCGTTCAGGATGTCCAGCGCCAGAGCTTCTCCCGCCGCAGTCAGGCCCGCGTTGGTGCCTTTCTCGGATGCGCGGTCGAGCCGGTCCAGCCCGCGAACTATGTCGCTCATGTCGAACTCCAGCCCGGCGGTGTAGCCGGAGACGGGGATGCGCGAACCGCCGTTGCGGACAAAACGCGTTGTGACCGGCATTACACCCACACCTCCGTTATGCGTGTGCTGAAATCCTTGGCTTGGCGTATCTGCAGAACCGGGTAGTCCACGCTGTCAACGGTGAATAGGTCCTCGAACGCGACTGTCGCAGCGGCGCGGGTGGAGTGGTTGGCGCGGGTAACGGCCAACGGCGCCAGCAGGATACGCGCACGACATATTACCACCTGGCCTGTTGCGTCCAGTATCCGGTCCGTGCGGTAGTCAACCCGGCAGCGGCGCGTAACGCTGGTGCGGGCGGCGGGTTCGTTCCATTGATCCGCCCCCTTGTATTGCTTCTGGACCGTGATGTCGGTCAGGTATGCGTTTATCACCGGCGCTCCCCCTTGCGCTGGTGGCTCTTCCACATACCATAGCACTGGCCCAGTGCAGCGGTTTGGCTCTTGCCCTCGGCCATAACCGCCTTCACGCACCGGCTGACATACGCGCTCTTGGACTCACCTTCATTGGGTGTCGGCATATTACTCGCTCCTTTCCAAGTTACCCGGCGCGTTGTAGTCCGTGGTCTGCTCCTCGTCCCGCTCGATGTCGAAGATGTGGAACGGCTTGACAGCCAGGTAGGTTCGCAGCAGATTCTCGACCTGGTTGCTGGTGCTCAGGCGGCCGGTGCGCGGGGCGTATTGCTCCTTGACGATACCTGCCACCACCACCAGCTGGGATTGCAGCCCCTCACGGATGCTACGGTCTGGCTCGTGGATGAGCAGGAACAGCGCGTGTTCGCACTGGGCGTCCTTGACAGCTTGGACCGCGGCTGCAGCCGCGCTCAAACTCCAACGCCCGGAACGCAGGAGTTCGTTGTATGCACCCACCAACGCACCTTTGTTGGCGGTGGCGCCGGCGGTCCAGTAGTCGCTCGACCCTACACGCGTCTCCATGTACGCGTTCGCCTCGGCTTCCGTTACCCAGCTATTGGTCCCTACCGTTATTGTGACTGCCATGCGCGTTACACCCCTTTACGGTATCTCCACCGCTTGTGCGTGGCTGATGACCGGGAATGCTGTAATATATGTAGCGGGCGACGCGTTGTATACCTCTATCCGTGCGCCCGTTTGGTCCATTGCCTGAGTGAGCAGGGCATTGGCGGACTCGTTCATAACCCATGTGTCGCGGGCAATCTGGGTATCCCGGGAACTATCGCGGAATATGCTCTGGTCCGCGTATGTCTCCTTCTGCCTTGCTTGAACAACCTCTCCCGGTTCCGCCCCATCCAAACCGAAGAACAGTAGCCGGCGCGCGCCGGCCCGGACGAGCGTCATTGCCAGTAGCATCGCCGAGTTCAGCGCCGCCGTGCCGTCCAGGTGTTCCGTGGCCACCAACGGGGGTCTGCGCACCAATACGACCCGACCGCGATGGCATTCCGTCAGTATGTGCTCGACCGCCGGGTTCGCGTTCAACGAGGCAAGGGTGGTAACGACCAGGTTACTCTCATTCCTGTTGAGGAACATCACAAGGGTCGAACCTACTTTCTCCATCTCCGTCTCGCTCGTCATCAACACCAGCCCGAGCGGACGGTCGACTGCGGGCAGATCCGGCCATAATATCTTCTCCACCACCTGCCAGCGGTTGACAGTCGCCCACGCCCAGTTACGGTCGAGGTAGTGCGGGTGGTTCCGGAGTCCCCGGATGCTGGCTCCATGGAGGGCAATCGCGGCAGTGCGGCCATCAAGCCAATTCGTTATACGTTTCATGCGCCTACCTCCACCCACCAAAGTCGGTTTCCGTAGTTGACCCGGGACCCGTAACGCTCAGTCACGGCGCGAATGACGCCAGGGTGTATGTTTGGCCCCTCAAGGTAATCCACATTCTCCTGCGCCAGTTCCTCCACTGTGCACTCTTCCACAGAGTGCTCGAAGTCGTGGCCGCAGAGTATGCCACCAGGGCGTATAGCCGGTTCCCAAAGCGCCAAGTCTCGGTGGACATTCGCATACCGGTGGTCCGCGTCGATGAAGAACAGGTCGAATTGGCCATGCGCAAGGGCGGCGGCAGCATGGCCACTTTCTGCAATGACGCAAATAACGTTTTTCAGGTCCACCGTGTTGGCGCGCCAGTAGCTCAGCACGTCATTGCCCGCCGCTGCCCAAGCGCCGATTACCGTGCCCTCGTTGCCGCGGAACCAATCCACGCTTACCACGGTTGCGTGTGGGCCTGCCGCCTCGGCCAGCACTCGGGTCCCGGCACCGGTCCAGCACCCCAGCTCTCCGATCAGCCGGGCGGGCGGACACACGCCTTGGACCAATTGTTTCAGTTGTGTGGTGTCTCTACTCCCCATGCCGCCCTCGCTCCCCCAGTTCAGCTCTGGCATATTGACCCCCTCGCGCCGCTGCGGACCGTAACCGCCTTGGTTTTGTGGCGGTATCGTGAGGTCCGCACCAAGTCCACGTCCTTCCAGTTCCCGCCCCCGAACAGGTCACGCGGCAGATCACGGTCCGTCGCGCCTATCATGTCCTCCACAGCGCGGGGGCCGAAGCGGCGGCGTACGAGTTCAAGATAACTTGCCCTGCTATGGTATTCGTGCCACGCGCGATCCCGGAAGCGTAATACCTCGGTGGCGCTAAGTGCATGAGTGGGTAGCGGTAGAAAGTCCCGGGAGTATTGGGCGTACTGGGACGGACCTGTTGGTAGCGCCCAGTTCGTGGCACGAGCCAACTTCTCCAGCTCGGTCCCCGGGTACGCCACCATGGCGTAGAAGTTCGCATACTCGCAATCCAACTCCACCGCGAACTGGTACGTGCGTTCCATTGTATCGGCCGTGTCGTCAGGAAAACCGAATAAGAAGTTCCCCAATACGGCGATGCCTGCGTCCTGTAACGCGCACACCACGTCGCGCACTTGGCGGTTGGTGAATGTGCCTTTATGCATGGACGCGCGGATGTCCGGGTTGCCCGACTCGATGCCCAGACACACCCAGTTTATACCCGCGGACTTCATGTCGGGCAACAGCGCAGGGTCCACCGAGTCCACGCGCGCATAGCCCCAGAAATTCAGCGTGTCTCCGTAACCAGCCATGGCGTGGATAAGCTCTTTGAACCGCGGCGTGCGGCGGACGAACAGCTCGTCCATAATTTTGACATGGTGGGTGCCAGCGGCTGAGAGGGAGTCGAGGTCGCGCAGAACCTCCTTGATCGCCCGCTCACTCCAGCCAGTGCCGTAGTAGTCCCGCACGCTGCAGAATGTGCAGACGTGAGGGCAGGAGACCGATGTGTGAACTGTTGCGTAGGGGGAACGCGGCCAGGGCGTGCCCCACGCGTGCCAGTTGTGGGCACGGTAGTGTGACGGGTTGTAATGGCCGGTGGGCGAATATCGCGTTACGCTCGCGGGTAGTTGCGTTACCAACTTGCCGCGGCCGCCGATGGCTCGCTGCACCTCAACGATACCTGCCTGTTCCTGCACGTGCGCGCTGGGGTGGTTGCCCGTGGGCCAGATTTCCACCACGGCGTCCTTCTGCAGGCCGCGCAGAAACTCGATGCTGCCGGGGTCTGTTTGCAAATCGACCATCCACGCTGTTGCCGCGCTGGCCCCCTGTAGCACTTGCTCGGCGCGGGCGCCCATCCAGTGCGGCGGCTCCACGGCCGCCAAGTCATCCAGCGCGCCGTAGCTTATGATGCGGGAGTTCGGGCGGACAAGATAGCGGGAAAGGTTGCTAGTCACTCGGTCAGGCATCGTTTCACCTCCTCGAGGTCAATACCCATGGACTTCCGTATCTGCGCCCGGCCACCGTATTGGTAGCTGTAATTGTGGGCGCGGATAGAATATAATCCCCTTGCATACCATGTCGTGAATGCCCGGCACAGCTGGTCGTACAGTGCGCCGGTGGTTTCCTCCCACACGACCACGTAGGTGCCGCGGATATTCTCGCTGATGGCGCCGGGATCGAACGGGAACCGCCAGACCTCGATCACGCCTGTGTCCTCAAGCGTCAGGGCCTCGGACACCAGCGCGCCCGACGTTATTACCATGCGTGTCGGGTGGCCGCGGTGGACTATGACGCCGCTGCGGATGGCGCCGGGCTTGGGTTCCGGGGGTTCCGGAAGATCCGCGGCTTGGTCCAGCCGTACATAGACCGGGCCGTGGGTGCCAAGGCAGTGAGCCGCTGCGGCTTCGGTCAGCACACGGGAGCTGGGGCATAGCACCTCAGTGCCTGGGATGGCGAGCATTGCGCCCAAATCCCCAATCGCGTGGTGGGTTGGGCCGCTATCTGCTATGCCCAAGCCGGCTCCGACGCCGACTAGCACAACGGGGAGCGCATGTAGCACTACCGCGCATTTCCACGGCTCCAGCGCACGGAGTCCCGCAAAGGGCTGTATGGCATAGCAGAAGGGTCGTAGGCCAGCAAGCGCCAGTCCCGCCGCGGTCAACACCGCCGCCTGTTCCGCGACCCCTGTGTTGATGTAGCGGTGGGGAAAGCGGCGGCGAAAGTCATCCAGCGCGGGCGCGCTCATGTCAGCCGTGACTACGACAATCCTCTCGTCATGGAGCGCCCGAGCAGTGACGGCCTGCCAAAACACATCGCGTTGGGTTGCGCTCACTGTCCGCCTCCTTCCTGCATGGGTTCCGGGAAACCCAGTTGGCGTCGGGCATCCAGTTCTTGGTCGCCCTTGGGGATACGCGCGTGCTGGAGCGGGGCGTTCGTGAGGAAATCCACGCCGAAACCCTTGACGGTGTGGCAAATAAACACTGTGGGTCGGTCGCAGAAGCGCGTATCCATATCGGTGAATGCGGATAGTAACTCTTCCATATCGTGGCCCGCCGCCTCTTCCACATTCCACCCAAACGCCTCCCACTTGTCCGCGAATGGCTCCAGCGCGCAGGCGTTCTCGGTCCAGTCCGTGGCGCCCATACAGTTGCGATCCACTATGGCGACAAGGTTGTTTAACCGCTGGTGCGCGGCTACGGCTGCCACCTCCCACACGCTACCCTCGTAGCACTCCGCGTCGCCCAGCAACACCCATGTCAGCCAGTTCTCGCGTTGCAGGCGGGCAGCCAGCGCCATGCCTGCGGCGATGCCGAAGCCAATACCCAGACTCCCGGCCGTGGCCTCCACGCCCGGAACACCGTGCTGGGTCAGGGAGCCGAATGGCCCGTTGTCTTGGGAGAGCCGGGTGAGCCAGTCGGCGGGGAAGAACCCGGCACGCGATAACGCACAGTAGAGCGCCGGGCCGGCGTGGCCTTTGCTCAGCACGAACCGATCGCGGTCCGCCCAATTCGGGTTGGCCGGGTCATAACGCAGGACACCGCCGAAATAGAGCGCGGTAAGGATGTCAACGCAACTCAGGGAGCTGCCTACACGGCCCGAGTCGGCGTTGCAGCAGGTCCCTAACACATCGCGGCGCAGTTGGTCCGCCGTGGCTTCGAGCGCACCTAACTCAGTTGGCGCTGAGGTGATCGACCTTGACATCCTGTACCCCCTCTCCAGTTGTATCGTTTATCGCGTTTTTCAGGGCTATGCGTTCGGCGTTGACATGCCGGATAGCAACCGCACGCGCACCTACCCGCGGCAAGTCGTTATCCAATGCACCGGAGCGTACTGCGGCCTCCATGTCCCAGATACGCCCGTTTATTTCCTTCATGTGGGCAAGGTGAATGACCCAATCAATGGCCGGGTGGCGGTCAAGCAACTCGATCAGGCCGTCCATGAACATCGCCACCTCCTGCCGCGCTTGGGACGTACCGATACGCGCGGATTTCAGTAGCGCGATGCTCAAACGGTCAATTATGTCCCCAGGGTCGCGTCGCATGGTTATGTAAACTCCCAGCACATTGGATCATCGTCGTTTATGAACAGCCGCTCGCACTGCTCCGCATACACCCCGAACGTGCAGCGGGTTGTGCAGCTGGCCGCGGATTTCCGAACCAGCGCTTGGTGGGCAGCGCTACCCCACCATTTCCGCATCTCGCCCAAGTCCGGGTCGTGGCGGCCAAGGCGTAACGCCGGGTTATGGCGCTGGTCCACGCAAAGGTATCCCCAGCCGTCGGCGCAGAGCTGGATGGCTAGTGGCGCCGCCCAGCAGCCGCGGAAACGCTTTACCGGCGACCAATCCGGCCCGAACTTATGCACCACCGTATACACGTGGAAATCGTCGGTTGCCAGCTCGTGGCATGCAGCCATCTGGTCCCTCACGCGGTCCACGTCCACGCCTGCGAGTTGGCCGTCCAGCTCCGCACCCATGCCCTGGTGGTGGAAGTCCATCGGCCGGGCGTGGAAGTCCCGGGCTCCCAAGTTACGCGCCAGCTGGCACGCGGCCAGCACTTCAGTCTGGTTGATGGACGACACCAGGAACTTAAACGCGATGTCGCAGTGGGGGCCGGCGCGTTTCGCCAGTCGCTCGAGGTTGTCGGTCACGGTATCGAACACGCGGGGGCTCGCACCCTTGAGTCGCGCATAGGTGGCCGCCGTGGCTGCATCAACGCTGATCCCGACCCAACGGCACAACAGCGCGGCGCTGTCCAAGGCATCAGTCAGTTGCACCCCGTTGGTGGTTACGGCCGCGCTCATGCCTGCTGCCCGGGACATGATTATTGCAGCTCCCAGCCCGGAATGCAGCGTTGGTTCGCCGCCGCCGCCGAAGCAGACAGCGCGCACGCCCCAGTCGCCCAATTCGCTTATCAGAGCCAGCAGATGGTCGTCGCTTATGCGCATTGCTCCGTCGAGGTAGCGGTGTGCGTTACAGTGACGGCAATGCAGGTTACAGGCGTGTATCAAGTCCACGCTGGCTTCTATGGGGGGCAGGTACGTGCCTTCCGCCACTCCCCGGTACCAGTCCGCGTATAGCAGCCCCTTCCAGCTGTTGAAGCTGTTGAACGCATTGCCCTCTGCCCACTCACGCATTGATGGCCTCCCTGAGAATTTTCTCGCACCCCGGGTACGCATGCGCCATGAACGCCGCCCGAATCGCACCTTCCTCACGTGAGTGAAACCGGTTCCTCATGGAAATCGCGGTTTCGTCCTGCGGGACATTTGCGTAATTGTGGTAACTCACATGGTCGAGTGTGTAGGGCAAACGGGCATACCGGCCTACCGCGGAGAACAGACGCGCAATCAGCACATCCGCAGCCCATGTCGGGAACTCGGCGGGTATGAACCACCCCAGCAAACCCGCTGTTTTCCGGGTCATCAGCGGGAACCAACCCCAACTCGGAAGGCCTACATCGGGCTTGACGCCGTTCAAATCCTGCGGGTACGCAGCGAACACGCGGTCGGGCCAGCGGGTGAGTAGCTCATCCAGCGCCGCTATGGCCGCCGCGTCCCATGCGGGGGTAACGAAATCCACATCATCCCCTATGACGCCGAACACGTCGCCTGCGGGGCTCAGCGGGGCGTGGCCAAAGAACACCCAGTTGTAATAGTCGTTGCTGAGGTTCGCACTGCGGGGCCGGGTGAGGAAGCGCAGGTTGGCGCCGCTGTAGTGGCTGTGCAAGTCGAGGGTAGCACCCACGCTGGATTGGTCATCGTCGTCCGTGATAACGAATAGCTCCCAACTCTCGGGCGCAACGGCGTTGGCAAACATCGTGTTGATCGTACGGCGTAGCGGTCCGGGTCGGCCGCGGCTGGGCATGACAAAACTTATGCGGATCACGCGCTGGCCCCCTTCTCGGCATTCACCAATTCCCAGCTCAAACCCCATGTCAGGCCGCGGGACCGGCGTGTGGCGCGGGTCGCGTTGTCGGCGCGCTTGAACTGGCGGTTATGCGTGTGCGTGACATCAAGGTCCTGGCTATTTACGCTAGGGTGGTGGTGGTATAACCTCACTTCCGGAGCAAACACGAATTTGCCTCTGGCCTGCGCATACTCCATCATCTCCTGATCCACCCAGAGCGTGTGGTAGTCCGGGCAAAAGACACGGCGACCGGGGAACGCATCGATGAATTTACGCCCTATGGCGCCGAACGCCGCGGGGCACGTGTCGACACCCGCGGCGCGCAGGTTGATCTGGTCAAACCCGAGCAGGCCGTCAAAATGGGGGAAATTCGCCAAATATAGCAGGCGGGCGGTAACCAGCGTGTCGCGCATAAGCTCGGTGTCATCGCAGAGGTAAACGTATATGTCCGCTTGGACCCGGGCCAAATATGCGTTCCAGAACTCTGCCGCATGAAACGCTGGCTCATGCGTGAAGTAACGGAGCCACGGGCGGCCAACCAGCAACCGGTCACCTTCCCGGCGTGTCGGGTCTCCGGGGGACCAGCCGATATGGACCTCGGTATTCGGGGTCATTCCAGCATCCATGGAACGCAGCAACCGGGCCAATTTCTCCGGGCGGCAGTAGGTAGGCAGCACAATGCGGGTTGTCATGCCCTCACCTCCGAGCGCAGGCGCCGGGACGCTTGGAATGTCTCGATTACCGGTTCGCCCACGCCCGCCATTGTGTCGAAAATCTGGCAGTAGGTCAGGGGCAGTTCGCATACCCGGGCCGCACGCGTTTTGCCCAGGGCCTCGCGTAACGCGCGCTGGTCGTTCCATGTTGGGTTCTCATCCACTGCTTTCGCCCAAGCGGTGACCAAGGCGCGTGCAGCCGGTGTCGGGGCCAGCGCCACGGTGGCGGACAGTAGCTCTTTGTCGTTGCGGCCAACCGGCAGCGCGCTCCAATCCACCGTGACGAACGCTACGTCCCAGTTCGGCGCGCCGTCGAGCAGCTCCGGGTAGCGTTGCACCACATTATCCGCGTCCATCCACACCACTGTCCGCCCGGGGTGAGCGGCCATGACCTCCAGCAGATGGTGGGGCTTGCGGCTCGCGTTCGCCAGCCAGTTCCCGCGGGACGGCATGGCGCGGATGTCGCACTCCAGCCCGAACAATGCGCATGACCTCCGTAACCGCCGCGCTTCCCCCTCGTAGCCGGTATCAGGGGTGTAGAAGCTCGTTATTACGGGGCGCAGCGGGCGCGGAACCGCCAGCACGGAACGCGCCGGCTTCTTCGGGAACGTCGGCAGGGCACTATCGGGGTTCAGGTTGATAACCTCGGTGGTTGCGGGAATGCGCGGCGCAATCAGCTCGAAATCCCGGATGAAACTCGCATATACCTTCGCGCCCTGATCCTTTCCCGCGTAACCGTCATGCCACCAGCTCTGGCCGGTCGTCGGGCTGTTCATGTCGAACCCAAGCAGGTAGATGGGTGACGCGCCGAGCACCACTGCCAAATTCAGCGCCAGCACGCCGGTGTTGTTGGCGGCGGATAGTCGCGCCAGCGATCCCAGCGGAAATTCGTGGTGGGCGGCGGGTTCCACTGTCCAAATGTCGTAGGGATGGTCGCGGTCCGGGGGCGGGAACAGGTAATTTGATCCACCCCACCACACGCGGTAACCGGCGTAGTTCTTCCAGCGGGCGGTGGCGGCTTCACCCGCATCGCCGCACTCGAACCTGGCAAATAGGTTCGTATCCATTGCCACGTTGAAGGCCCAGTCGCCGACCTCGAACGCACGGTTGATGCCAACCACCAATTCGCTTGACAGGCACCTCCAGTCAAACCGGCGCAGCGACGCGCCGCCGCCGATGATGAACGCGCGGTGACCAGCCCAGATGCCCGGGCGCACCGCGTGGCGTAGTTCTCGCGTGCGCAGAGTTTCGATTTCGGTGTAAACTGAACGGTTGCTGGGGGCCATACGCTGGGGTGTAGTTGCGCGCTTGGTGCGGTCGCTGCGTATCTCCTTGATAGTGCGTAACCGCTCACGGTGTTCCTGCGCTGTCAGGATCGGGGGCTCACGCGGGGTGTCAGCGCGCTTGCAGGGCGCTCGGCGGGCATGCAGGGTAGTATGGGTGCTGGGTCCGGTCAGCGGGCGCGTGGGCTTGGGCATAGCGACAATCTCCGGTTGCGGGTTGGGGGGCCGGTCTGCCCCTGCGGCTGTAGCGCACAGGCGCCGACCCCCCTACCCCGGTTATTGCGGATACGCGTTTAGCTCGTCGCGCATCGTACCAGTTGTTTCTCCTCCGCGATGGCCGCGCCATACCGTATCCAGCCGACCGCCAACTCACTGTAGTTCGTGATGTTGAAGTCAGACATGATGGTGAGGTCCATGCGGTTTCCACCCGTGATCTTGTTCTTGGGGAAGATCACATAGTACTTGCTCGTATCCGACAGCATCGCGGTGTAGAGCGGCACGACGTTGTATTGCAAATACGCCGGACTGCCTGCGTATGCCTGGGCGGTACGAGCCACTGCGAGTGTGATCCGCTCCCTGAGCTCAATTGGGGCGAGGATGATGAACTGTGAGCTGGGGGCTATCCCCATGCCCAGGTTCTTCAACCTGTTAATGATGTTGACGCATGCGGTGTTTATCGTCTTGATGTCCCGCAGCGCCGTGTAGCCGATCGTAGCGTTCGTTACGCCGGAATCATCCGCAGTCTGTAACGCCAGATCGTACGTGGCGGCCGTGGCTTCGATGAGGTCGTAATGGTCCTGGGCCTTGCTGGACACCGCTTTGTTGCGGAACTGAATCGCGTTGTCCTCCAGGGTCCAATACTCCTCGTCGTCGAACAGCAGACGGCTCCAATGCAGTCCGCCGCTGTAGAGATCGAAGCTGACCGTGGTTTTCTCGCCGTACATCTTATACAGTCTGGCTTTCTCGCCAATCAGCGTCTTGCTGAAAGTCAGACTGCCGGTCACGTCGAGAATTTCGAAGCCGGATCGCCGGGATCCACGCATGTCGCGGATGTTGAAAATCTGCTCCCATGCGTTGTCCAGGTAGGTGGTCTGGTGGTACTTCTCCAGCACCTCCAAGACGGTTGTGGGGAAATCGTCGCCGGTGGCGAACGCGCTCACGGGCTGCATAACGCCCGTGCGGGCAAACGCCGCGGCTTGAGCGCGAAGAACCGGATGGTTCCCCAGGCGCATGAACTTCGTGAGCGCGTCATTGATGAGCACTCGACCTTCGGTACCCTTGTTCAACGCCTGTTCAAACAGGCGCCAATCACCGAAGATCGCAGACGGATGCGAAATGTTACGTACCATGCTGCCATTCTCCCTTCGGTGGTTAGCTGACAATGCCCAAGGCGCCCATGAGATGGATGAGAACTTCCTCATCACCCACGGCAGGTGCGTCGACCACGATACCGCAGAGGGTGTTGCCAGCCGATACGGCCGTAACCTCCGCGTTGGTCGAGTCGAAGTACACCTTGCTGCCTTCGCCATAGTCGGTAAGAGTGCCGGAAGTGATGGCAACGCAGGGAACCACGATCTTGCTTGCCTCGTAGATCAGTACGTTGTCGTCACCGCTGTCGGAGTCGTTCACCCACACACCCACAACGTCGTTCACGGCCGCCATGTCGCCAGCATCAATGTCGGCAGACGTGGTTTCCACGAGCGAATTGTACGTGTCGCGCTCGGTGTCACTGCGGAGTTTGAGTCCACCCTCCGTCAGAGCCATAACACACTTCCTTTCCGAGCTGTTGGGTTACAGCCCGAGATGCTTGACCAACGGGTTCTGGCCAGGTGCCACCGGCTCATACGTTTCGGGTGACCCGGGTGCCACAATGTCTGGTGCGGTGTCGGCGTTGCCATCCGGCAATACGCCTACCGCTGGGGTTGTAACCCCGACCGTGTCCGTTTTCACACCGAAGAGTTCCGCCGTGGTTTTGTAATCCGCCAGCTGGGCGTCGATGAACTTGTTCACGTCCTCGCGTAGTTTGGCTTCGTCTGCTGCCTCGGTCTGGAGCGTGGGAAGGCGAAGTTCGATATAGCGTTTCTCCTTCTCCCCAATCTTCCGTTCCGTGGCAAGGGTTGCCAGCACTGTCCCTGCGCGGGTACGGACCACATTCGCCTGCGCCTTCGCCAGTTCGGCCTTGAACTCGTTGTCCTTGGTGGCAAGCTGGTCACGCAACGCCTTGTTCTCTGCTTCCACCCGTGCGCTCTGGTCATACACGTTCTTGTTGGCCGCCTTGATAGCACGGTCAACCACCGCGTCCGCCAGCACCGCATCGGGTTCGAACAGATCACTTGGGCTGAGTTTCAGTTCGCGTACCGCATCCCGAACCTCTGATTTTGTTGCCATAGTTGTTGCTCCTTCACCGTGGGCGAATGCAGCGACAGCGCCCAGTAACGTGGCCCCCGGGAATCCTGGCCGGTCAATCTCTCTGCTGCTCAGGGCTATCCCGGTTACGGTGCCAACACCAGTCGGATACACTTGGCCCCCTTCGCCAATGCCAAACTGCATGTCGGCTTCGATGCTCGCCACGTCAAGTGGCAAGTTGCGATATTCCGGATATATATACATAGCAACGATAGTCGTTACGCGATTGGCTACCTCCACCAAGCGCTTGCCAACTACCTCGCCAACCCGGTTGCGTCCTTCGTGGGTGTTGCTGTCCGGCAGGTGACGGTTGAACGCGGCGATGCCAACCGTGATTGCGTTATGCAGCCAGCCGACCGCCTCACGCAGCCACCGGATCGGCACTGTTCGCCCGAGGGAGCGTATCTGCATATCCGCCGTGCCCTCGTGACCTATGGCGTATGCGCGAAACTCTGGGTGGGAATCAATGGCCCGGATGCGCTCAAGCGCTCCCGCGTCCACCATCCCGAGCAGTTCGCTGCCCGCCATTGCCGCTATTTCGGCTCTCAAGTACTGCCGCATTCGCCTTCGCCTCCTCTTGCTTTTCCGCCTTCATGTTCTCCGCTACCTTTTCCGCGTCCGCCACGCCGAGCTTGGACAGCAGAACCGCGTCGGGTATGCCGCCAGCGACATATGACGGTATCCAAACCTCTTTCAGCCACGTCATGTGGGCTGAGGTCAGCTCCGGGATTTCCGCGACCACCGCTTCGGGGCGCAGGCCGGGGGAGTTGGTGCCGGCGTTCGCCAGCTCCATGGCTTTCCGATATAGTTCCGTGAACAAACTCACCCATTCCGCCTTGGACTCGCGGGCACCCATCTCCATGGCTTCGATCATATTGTCCGCTGTGTCGCGGTTTGATAGCAAATCGGGGAATCCGAAGAAATGCACTGGTACGCTGGTGGCGCCGCTGATTTTTCTCGCGTGGTAGGTGATTTCGTCCTTGAGCGTAGTGTAGCCCTCGCCCTTGTAGCAGATCAGATCGAACTCCGCGCCTGCTCCGCCGATCGCAATTCCCTTGCCGATGCGCCAATTCTTGTATTCCACGCTGTTCATAAAATCCGTGGCGGTGTCGGCATCCTCAAACCGGAAATACGGGGTCGGGGATGCGTAGAGATGGTTGATTTTTCTCCAGTCCCAAATCGCCTTGTCCAAGTCCTGCATGTCGCGGATGACGCTGGCGGCTTTCGCCGGGGGGTAGTTTACCTGCCGGTAGCTACCGCCAAAGCGCCGGTAGACGAAGTGTGCCGCGTCAAGGTCGAAGGGTTCGGATAGGCCGCCAGCGTGGCCGAACAGTCCGATCGCATCCGTATCGGGGCTGGCGTGGCCTATGTAGCGGGCGCGTATGGCCGTATCGAAGTCGTCCTGCTCCACCCCTACCTCATAGGGCCATGTGACCCAGCTACGGTAGTTCGCGCGGACTTCGCCGTTGCGGACCTCCAGCGCCACAAGCGCTTTGCCTTCAAGCTCCGCCTGCCGACACCAGCTGATTACGCGGCCATGGTCAATGCGATTGGCGGCAAGAAACGTGCTCAACCACCCCAACTCGCGTTCGCCGGTCACGGCATCGGGCAACGCGGGGTTGCGGACCGGGCGCGGGCCGGGGCCAATGATAAACGCGGACCGCACATCCACCACCTGCTGGCAGATGTCGCAACCCCAATCGGCCATGCCCTCGTACATGCGGGTGAGCTGGGTGACCTTACGGCTATAATGGTTATAGGGATTTCCGGTGTAGTGCGTTCCGCTGGTACCCGCGTCGTCGGTAGTTGCGGTTAGCAGATCGTTGCCTGTTGCCATGGCGGCTACGGCATCCGTGATAAATTCGAGGTGGCCACGGTAGCGGTTCGCAACCACCTCGAGGTCACGGGCACGAGTCTCAGCAACAGCAGCGCGGGTAGGCGACAGGCGATGTAGCCAGTCTCTCGGTTTCAGCATGCGGACAAATTATGGCCTAAAGCGTTGGCTGTCAAGGAAAAAGTGGGTAGGGGCGTAGCGCGTTGGGTATACGCTTGTGCCGTACAAACGCGGTAATACGCAACAGCGTTGGTACTCTGTTACCTCGGGTCCGTGCTGTGGGCGGCAATGCCAAACGCTATTGCTCGGGCTCGCTTGTAGCGCCACTGGCAGTAGTAACGCGTCTCGTCCTGCGTGTGGTTGTCTTGGTCCAATATCTTCCAATCCATCTCGCTGTCCCCGACGCGCTTCTGCCGGTACAGCTGCACCTCGCGGAGATAGTTCACGCAGATGCGGGAGAAGTAGATTTTCGGAGCGCCGGTAACGGGTGCCAAGCACGCCTTGACTACCTCGATACCCTCGTCAATCTCCTTTTTGTCGCAGGCATGGAACCGGACGGACCGCGGTAGGGCTTCGCGCCATTCCTGCGCCAGATCAGGTCGTGCGCTGTCATACACAACATGGCGTATGAGCTTCCACCACGGGCGTTTGCGCGCAACCTCGAGCACTTTGCCATTATGGAGCGTACCGTCGCGGGAGGTCATGTAGATTTCCGCAACCCGCGCGCTGGCGTCCGTCGGGAACCGCTTGTCGTTCAAGTCCTGCCATACGCCGATGCTGAACGGGTCCGCGCCGCCCCAGTCAATGCTCACCGTGACGGGCGCGTCGCGCAGACCGAAACCGCCGGTGTGGATGTCCGCGTCAAATTCGTTCTGGTATACCAGATCGCCGCGACCGGTTTTCACGCAGAACCAGTCGCGCTGGAGCATATCCACGCTGAGGTTGTGGAACTTGTTGATGAAGTCCTTGAAGCGGTAGTAGCCGTCCGCGGCCTTCATCTGCAGACCCGGGCAGTAGGGCGATAACGGACACGTGCTGCAACTCAGTCCCGCGCTCTCGCACGACTCCAACACCTCCCAGATGCAGTAGCGGTACGTCGGTACGCCACTTTCCGCTGCTTTCGACAACGCCGTATCCATCTGGCCGCCAACGTTATGGTTCGTGCTGAACATGCCCGTGACTCCGGGGTAACCGTGGGCCGAGCTTTCTTGCGGTATGCTCAGGGCCGCGTTATACACCTCCGTGTCTATCTCATCCACCTCGTCCAGCTTCAACGCTACCGTGTGGGGTCCGCGGGCCGACTTGCTGGATGCCGTCAGGATACTGGCGAATGACTCATTGGCGAACTCCGCGCGCTCCTTGCCAATCGCCTTCGCCAGCAGTTGGTTGCGCTGGCCGCTGACGGTCGCAAAGTCATCCATGGCGAACGCGGATAGCCGACTTTGGGCCTCGGAACCGCCTAGGATACTCGTGCTGTAACCTGGGTACCACACGCTCTTGAGAAACGTGTCGAGCCCGCCGAAGATATATGTTTTGCTTCCCCCTCGGCAGGCCCAGACAAGGTAGTTGCTCACCCGGTCCAGCAGCACGTCATACACGGGGCGGATCTGCGCGCAATGGTTGGGCTGGGTGCAGTTATGGCGGGTGCCAACGCGGGGCCGCGTCAGGGCCGCCAGCAGCAAATCCACTTCGCCTTCCGTCGTGGGGGGAGTAGCAAGGTAGCACTCCAGTATTTGCCGGCGAGCTTCTTGGCGCAATGCCTCACGCAGAGGATTCGCCATCCGGCACCTCCGTGAACTCGGCCGTTACGGCTGCGCTGCCGACTACCTCCGCGTCCGAGCCCCGCAGCAGGGACGCCAGCGCCTTGGGGTCCTGCGTCGCCATGGTCCGGATAAGCTCACTCATCGCCTGCTTGCTGTTTTCATCCCCTTGTTTCAGGCGCTCACCTACGACCAGCTGATACACTTCCCCAATGTCCTTCAACGCGTGGGCGATCACCGCCACATCCGCCGGCGTCTCGATCGGGATCGTGCATTTCCGGTTCCCAAGTCTATCCACGGTGAACATGCCGTCGAAGAAATGGCTGAACCGCACCACAATCCCCGCGATGGTTTCCTCGATGTTGCCTGTGCGGTAGAGCGCTAGGGCTTGGTCCTCCAGCGTTTGGCCCAGTTCGGTGCGCGGGGGCGGCGGCAGCGCAACGCCGTCCTCGGTCGTCCCCGCAAACGCTGCCCGCTTGCCGTCGCGTATTTCCAAGTCGCGCTGGCTCACCATTCCATCCCAATCCCAGCGCTTCGACCACCGCGCAATGGTGGCAAAGTTATACGCGCCACGCATGGCGTGCGACACCTTGCGGGCGGAGCGGAACGACCCGAGTCCGTAATAAAGCTCGAACGCGCGGATCTGATCCGGCCCCATCGTGCGCGCGTATTGACGACCACCCTTGCGCTCCTCCGCCATTATGCCCCTTCCCCTTTCTCCGGATAGAAGCTGATGGAATGGCTGGCCGTTTCCGTAACCGCGGCTACCTCACATGCAGCCACCTTGTCGGCGTTCAAGCCGGCGCGCACCAACGACTCGCGGAACGCTTTCCTATCCAGAGTTTTCTGGACCCTTGTTACATACTTGACCGCCCCGATACCAGCGACCACGCCCTCCCTCACGCCCGCCACGAGGAAGAACGCCTTGATGACCTCGTTGGCTTCCTCCTTCAACATTGCGGCCAGCGCCTCCAGCTCCTTGGCGCGCGCCCGCTGGCCTACTGCATCCGTGAAGCCCGCCTGTAACGCATCGCTTACCTGTGGCTCTGCCATGATACCCTCCTGCGACTGTGTGTTAGATCCGCTCCCCTTGCTCCTTTTGGTATTCGTCCCAGCTGCATGTTTTGAATGCCTTACCCCCTCCCGCATTAACCCACCGCGCCAAACGTCGAAGTAATCGGGGTGGTTCTGTTCCATCCTTGTCCCTATATGGTTGCACGAACGGTGTAACTCCCATCCCTTTGAATACCCGAAGTCGCCTGAGTGTTGATTCCTCGTCACGGACAAGTATATACACGCAATAGGCACGCGGGGTTGCATTGTGCCATCTCAAAAGCTCTATGGCCTTGACTACAGCATCCACTTCCGCGTCACTATCACAGGCGAGCCGTATGGGGCTTAACCACTTGACTTTGGAGAGTAAAATTGCCGTATCATCTTTTACGAGTCGAGCATCCAATCCTTGGTTGAAATCTACCTTAACGCGGTTATCCGCGATCCATTCCAGTTGGCTCAGCCCGTGCGGCGATGCCAGCACATTGTTATCCATGAACACCGCTGTCTTGCGCCCCTGTAGCACCATTTCAGCGCTCCGGTATGGACGCAACAGACCTTCTTTCTCCCTCACTATACAGAAATCGCAGTTCCTTATACACCCCCTTGTTAGAAAACCAAACGCATGGGGAAACTCTGGGTAAGTGCCATAGTCTGGTTCCATACCCTCCATCTCAGGCGGCAATTCCAGCTTTATATTATACCCGCTGCCACCACATATCGCTCCAGCCGGAACCAATTCCCGCGAATCCCACGAGAATACTGAGGATGAGTATATCAAGTCAAACTCGTCATGGATGCTCCTGTCATACTGCGCCACCACATCCCCAATACTGCCGTGGTAAGCTGCCACCTTCGCCAAGGCAAAGTTCGGGAAGTTTGTCTGAGTTGGCGTGTGCAATCCCACAATATTTGCCACATTCACCCTTTCACGCCACATCCTCTTCCTCCTCGAGCAGGGGCGCGGGCGGCGCCCAGTCCTCGCCCTCCTTCCAGTTGTCGCCTACCTCTACGTCCACCAGCACGGGGACGGCCAGCTCAACCGCGCCGACCATGATCGCGCATAACTCCGGCACCACGGCGTCCGTTACGCGCTCATCCACCTCGAACACCAGCTCGTCATGTACCTGCAGCAATGGCCTCACCGTGTAGCCACGCGACTGCCAGCCGCGGTACACGGGCACCAGCTCGGCCATTGCGCGCTTGATAATTCCCCCTGCGGTGCTCTGGATGGGGAAATTCACCGCGGCCCGCAACCCCTTCTCCTTCACCCACGGCAGCGTGCTGTATATCTCCGGAACGTATTTTGCCCGCCCGAACATATCCCGTACCTGGCCATCGCGGCGCGCCTGCGCCATGGTTGCCTGCACATAGTCGTTGTAACCGCGGTAGAGCTGGAAGAACCGGCTGATCCACTGCGCCGCGTCCAGTTCGGTAACGCCGTGGACCCCCGCGTGGTGCATTGCCGAAACCAGCCCGGGTGGCGTAACCAAATAGATAGTGGAAAAATTCACCACCTTCGCATTCTTCCGCTGCATTTCGCGCACGGCGTCATCCGGCTCTGGCCCGTACATTGCTTCCCGCGTCACCTCGTGGATGTCGCCGCCAGTGCGGTAAACTTCCAGCAGAACCGGGTCCTGGCTGAGGTGGGCAGCAATCCGGAGCTCGATTTGGCTATAATCCAACGCAATGAGCTTGCACCCTTGCTGGGCCACGAATGCGGCGCGAATCGCCTTGCCTTCCGGGCGCCGCGCCGGAATGTTCTGCAGGTTGGGCGCGCGGGAACTTAGGCGCCCGGTTTCCGTGACGGTCAGCCGGTAACTCGTATGCACCCGGCCGGCCGCGTCCAGCTGGTGTGGCAAGGCGCGAATATACGTCCCCAGTAGCTTGCGGAACTGCCGGTAGCGCTGGATGGCGGCGACAACCGGGTGGCCGGGCGCCAGCGGGTCCAGTGTTTCCGCGTCTGTGCTCATGCCGGGCTGGGTGAATATGCGCAGCTCGTATAGCGCCGCTGCGACTTGGGGCGGACTGGCAGGGTTGACATAGTGGCCCACGAGCGCCCGAATCTCCCATAGCAGCGCGTCCATCTCGCGCTCGTAGTCACGCCCTAGCACAGCCAACGCGGCCACATCCACCTCAATTCCCGCGCTTATCATGTCCGCAACCATATCCACAATGCCCATGTCGAGCGCCAGTACCCCGCTCAGGCCTGCAGCAGCCACCGCGGGGGCGAGGACCCGGTATAGGCGTCCGGTGGCATCTGCATCCATACAGGCGTAGCGCACGGCCGTGTCCTGCTCGATGTCGCTCAGGTGGCCGGGCGGCATCGGACCGAACGCTTCTTCCACCGCCTCGCGCCCATCCATATCCACCCACTTTTCGCGCAGGTCTAGGTCCTCTCCGGTGCTGAACCGCCCCAGCAACCGCTTCACCTTGCGCCGGATATTGTGGGGCCAGCGCACATGGTCAGTGCCATCGGGGCGGGTTTCCAGCTCGGGGTCCGGGTCGGGCCACTCACGCGCTTCCACCGCCTGCAGGTAGCGCAACGCCTTGCGCTCGGCGGCTGGCCGCACCACCTCGGCATATGTCTGCATCTCCATCCCGCAGTGGCGATACGCGAGTGTCTTGAGTTTCAGCGGGGAGTAGCCCAGCAGGTAGCCCATGACCATGGTGTCGACCACGTGCGCTGGCCAAATTCCCAGCGCGTGCAGGACAGGGATGTCGAATGGGGCGTTGTGAACCACCGTGAGCGTGTCGGAGTGGGCGAGTAGCGCGGCGACGCGGGAAAGGGTGGCAAGGTCGGTAGCCAATGCCATGCGCGCACGGCCCGGGCGGTCACTCCACTGCACCGACCACGGCGCGGCTCCCTCGGTTTCCGTGTCAACGGCTATAACGTGCTCGGGCATTGCTCACTCCACCGGCGGCGCTGGCGGCTTGTTTCCATCACTGGAAAATGGACTTGTGATTGGTTCATCCGGTGTTGGTACGGGTGGCTCATCAGAACCCTCGATCTTCGCTAATATGTCGGCAATTATTTCCGCCATTTCGGGTTGTGCTGTTTGTAACACATGAGCATAGGTTCTCAGGGCACGGCGGCTGGCATAACCCTCCACATCCTTGCGCTCTGGAAAGAGAGTAAATGTGAGTGGCTCCGGCGCGGGCGGCTCCGGGGCAACGAGGGAGTGAATGTAATCCAATATCGGGTTAAGTATCTCGCACGCTGTTTGAGGATAGTGTATCAACAAATCCTCGTGTAATTTCATAATCTTGTCTATTAACTCATCCGCCATCGCCTGTGTGAATCCGTCCATTGTCATTCTTCCCTCCCCAGCTGTTTCAGCGTTCCAATGTCATGCCGGTACAGCATGTCGCGCATGATCTGGCGGCGGCGACAGCGCGGGACCCCGGCGGCAGCAAGGCGCGCGTCAAGAGTGTTCAGGAACGCCACGGCCACGCGGGCGCGGTGCAATACCCACTGCTTGCGCGGGGGATTGACCAGTTTAACGCACCATGCCGTGTAGAGTAGCGCGAGGCCGCCAAACACCAACGCACTCAACTCCTGCCCAATGATCGGGTGGGTATGCTCGCATACGCGGATTATGCCCTGACGCGCCTCGGCCGCACGGCAGGTTCCGTAGAAAGGCCGACGCCAGCTGACGGTATGCGGGGTCCGGGCAAAGCAACGCGGACACCAGCGGGAATAAGTCACTTGCTTCTTCATTCGTCCCCTCCCTCGGCAAACGCTGCTTGCAACCTGACCTTCAACTGCCTTAGCTGGATAGTCATGTCTGCCAGCAACATATCAGCATCCGCCACCCAGTTGTCAACAGCTAAGCCATTCACCTCCACCGGGTTCTGAAAGACAGCGCGCATATCCCCCAACCGTCCCGCCATTTCCACTGACAACTCGACCAGCTTGTAAAACATATTCTCCCGGAAATCCTCATGCAGTTCCATGTCCTGCTCCTTCCAACGCATAGTCCAACGGTAACTCAGCGCGCTCCCACACGCTACGGCCCCGTACCAGCTCCCCGATGGCGCGGAAGTCCCCGATAATGTCCCGCATGCGGCGCGGGGAATGAATGCCGTATGCCGGGTGGTAAATGGGCATAACCACACCCCAGCGCGACGGCTGTGGGATGCCGTGGATGCGTTCCAAGCTCACCGGCGCATCCAGCAGCCAACACGCTGCGACCCGTCCCACGGCGACCACCAGCTCCCGGGGGATGGTCGCCAATTCCTCCTCCAGCCATGCGCTCGTGCAGGTCGCCAACTCATCGCTCTTGGGGTCGCGGTTATCGGGCGGTCTGCACTTCACCGCGTTGGTAATGTAGCAGCGCGGCCGGGGGACGCGGGCGAAACGCGCAAGGTACATATCCAGCTCCGATCCGCTCTTGCCGACGAATGGGCGCCCCGTCAGGTCCTCATCGAACCCAGGGGCTTCGCCAACAAGGAACAGTATGGGCGGGTCGACCGGGGGCTCCTCCCGCACGAGACGACCGTGCAGGGGGCAGAAGTCCCGCCACTCGCAGTTGGGTGCGCGTTTCGGCCCGCGTTTGTATCTGTGGAACGCCCTCATTCCCCTGCTCCCTTATTGCATTGTTGTACCGTCAAACGCACCCCGGTTGCGCATGAGCGTAACAGCCCAAGTCTGGCAGTCGTTGCAACCGCTTTCTTGGAGTATTGCCGCAAATGGGTCATGAGGCCTGTGATTACACCCATACTCCTCATTCTGCTCGTCCCCGTCATCCTCGATATTCACCGGGCGGCCCCGCCATGGATGGTGGCTGTGGTCACGCGAACGATTTATCCGGGTGCAGTTCGCAAGATGGCTTGGGGGTAGCTGGACCGGGTCGCGGCTCATACGCTCCCGCCTTCCTTCGTAGCTTCCATGGCATCCTCGAACGCGGCCGTCAGCACCTCGTACGCGTGATGCACACCCATGCAGTCCGTATGGGAATATGCCTCGCTCAGATCGTTCAGGGCAATATGGACGGCCCCGAGCAGCGTACTGGCGTCCTCCCACGGGCGGCTTTGCTGGGCGGCGATACCTGCGAGAGCCGGGGCGTCCCCGCTGGCGGCCAACGCGCTCGCCACAGCCGCTTGACCCGCTTCCTTCCTGACATAAGCGATACGCTGCACCGCGCGGATGAGATGGGCCTCGTTGTGGTCACCTTGGCCCCAAGCGCATAGGTCCACCGCCGCCCGCAGGAGACATGCTTCCATCCGGCGGGATGCCGCATCAACCCCTACTCTCTCATCCGCCATTATGATAAATGACCGCAGTTGCTGGGCATCCCTCTCTATGTTGCTATATAACCTTCTCCGCTCATAACTCATCAAACTCTCCTCAGCCATGGCCTTCCGCCTTTCGTTTTGCCAACATGTTTTCGACTCCGCGGTGGCAGGGGGTGCAAAGCGTATGCAGATCATCCATCCGCTCGTTATACCAGCCGCGTTCGTAGGTGCGGTGGTGTATCTCCAGCCCCGGGCCGCTTGCGTAGCATACCACACACGCATGCCCGTCGCGCTCCAACACCAGACGCCGTATGGTCCGCCAGTGTTCGCTGTTCAGGTACTCGCGGTATGCGGCACCGCCCGCGCTGTTGTTAGGACCTCCCATGCAACGCCTCCCATGCACGTGCCGCTAGAGTTTTTCCAATACCCTCCACTCCCCGCAAGTCGCTTTCCCCCGCCTCCCACAACGCTGCCGGGGTGGGGAACGCAGCTGCGATGGCGCGCGCCCGCTCCCAGCCAATCCCTGGTAGTTGCGCCGCTAACCGCGCCACCAGCGGGGGTGCAGATAAGCTCACTGTAACCGGGAGCGGAACGTGTACGCTACGGTGGCTCTTATGCGCCCCCCATGGCTTCGTCCACCAGCCCGCCAGCGTACAAACCAACTTCACCGTCTCGACGCGGTTGGCGGTGCGCACCACATGGACGCCCGCGAATATGCGCAGGGTGTTCAGGTAACCTATTATCTCCGCATATTGGTACGCGCGCCTGCCGTGCTGCAACGGCACCCAGCCCCGGTTGTGCCGAATCTCCAGCGTACCGTTTCCCGGGGCCGGACGCCATAGGCCTTCCACCAGCACATACACCACGGCGTAGCAGCGGAGCAGCCCGATCAGCTGGTGGCCGCTCAAACGCCCCGTAGTAATGCTGCTGACCAAGTCACTGATCGTCTTGCGCTCCACCCCTATCTCCACCGCGCCGGCAGCGCCCTCGCCCAAGAACGAGAAGTCCGCGTAGGCCAGCCGTCTACCCGCGGCGCTTCCCGGGGGGAATAAGGGTAGTAGCTCAACGCTGCCGGCGCGTGTGTCGACATGGATCACGAGGCGGCTCCTTATCCCGTCTCGTCGTCATCGGGCATTGCGGGGCCTTCGACGCGCTGCTTCTGGGGGCGGAGGATCGCGCCAATACCCCCGATCGTGTGCAACAGCGTCTTTTTCACATACCGCGCGTCCTCCATGTCCGCGTTGGTGTCGGTGATCGCGGGTTTGCACATGAGCCGGTTCATTGCGGTTTTCGCGTGGTCCAGTTCCTTGAGCAGTAGCTCAAGCGCTTCGAGGTCGCTGCGGGTAAGTTCGCGGGGTTCCTGTGACGTTGCCATTGTTCGCTACCTCCGTTTTGGGTTGTGTGGGAAAGTTCTTTTGCGCGCTAGGTCTATTCCAAGCTGTTGCATGAAGTCATCAAGTGGTATCCTTATCGGCATACCACAACAGCTCTGGTCGTACAACGCAGTGAATGTGAGTTTTCTATTAGAGCTGTTCCACTTGATTTCGACACCATTGTCTCCATCAGGGGTGTAAAGGGTAAGTGTTCGTCTCATAGCCAATACTCCATCTCGGTATCCGGATACGCCTCCGTCGCCAGATACGGAAAGCAGCTCATGTCCCCCCAGTATTCCTCGTGGTTGATAGCCGGGTTAATACCCGAATTTATCACCCACGTCCCGAACTCGCGCGTGTCAAAATCATAGCGGGCCTCGAGGTTGACTTGGACTTTGAAATCCACGCCGCTCCAGCCCGCCATTTCGTATTCACCGTTCCAGCCGGACGACCGCTTGCCATCCGCGTCCTTCCAATCCACGTATTGCTTCTTCATCTCGCTGACCACGACAAGGTTCTTGCCGCTGGCGTTGACTAGCTCGAACAGCTGCCGCATGTCCCGGTTCAGTGGCGCGTACTTCTCCGGTATGCTGCTGTCGCGGCCAAACTCCGCGATACGCCGCAGCTCCCACAAGTCCGTGTCCGTGTCCAGCACAAGGGTCCGTGTCTCGTCGCCCTTGCAGACCGTTGCCCAGTCGGCGCGGAAACTCGCCCACTGGGCCTTCCAGTCAGCGTGCTCCGCTTGGCGGTTGACGCGATACCGCAGCATCCACACGTCTTTATCCGACATAAACTTATCCACCACCATCTCGGTGCGGTCATTCATGTCGAAGAACGCGAGGGGTCCCGGGGCCGTCAGTGCCCAGTGCGTTTTTCCCCGCTTGCCGAGTCCGCCGATGCGGACGATCAGGCGCGGCGCGGGTGGCCCGATGGTTTCCACTGTTGCCTTAAACGCCTTACGCGGTAGTGCCATCAGCTTCCACCTCCCTTTTCCCGCTCCACCCTATACGGGGCGCGGATAGTCAGCACGGCGCCACTGCGGGTGCGAAAATTGATTTCCCGGGGTCCGTTGCGCTGGATGCTGTCGGCCAGCACACCCCGATACGTTTCTTCCTCGTTGCCGCCAAGTTCGATAATGACTGTTCGAAACCCGTTCATGAGCTTCCTCCCCGGGCCAACTTGAGAATGCGAGTCGCTGCCGCGTAGTCGGGCGAGAATATATCCGCTATGGGGAGGGCGGCACTTGCCCAAATGGCCACACATGACGCCGAAAACACCCCACCAATAATAATGAGCGCGATAGCGAGTTCGGTTGCCATAGCAATGCGTTGCACTAACATGTAGATTCCAGTTCCAAGCAGAGAAAATGAAAAAGCCGTAAATAACAGCACCAGAGACACTTGTATGATCGCTTCTGCCAGCACACGGTGCCTAACTATGGCGTAAGCCGTCGGTGCCTTCTCCCTAAACTGTATCGCAAGTATCTCGGCATACCGTTCCAGTCTACCCACTACCTCGGATGTAACCTTGTCGAACTCCATGACCACTACCTCCTTGTTACGTTATCAGCCCGCGGTGACGCGCGTGGTTGACGATTGTGCGCCAGTTCTCGGCCAGCTCCAACGCGCTGTAAGTTAACTCCCACACTCGGTATATTGGCGCACGGTTTTCGCGGTAATCGCCGCAAAGGTGTAAGATATGGAACCGCGCTGTGTCGAGGCCCAGCATGTGGCAGTAGCTCTGCGTCTGCATCAGCCACTCGCGGCGCTTATCCGCCCACGCTTCGGGCAGGACCGCGGCACTCATCAGCGTTGCCTTGTATTCGTCCACAACCAGATCACCGTCCTCGTTCACCTCGAGCGCATCCGGCGATCCGAGTATGCCATCCAGCTCTATTTCGCCCGGGTGGTCGACACGTTTGGCAAATGCGGCAGATAGCAATCGCTCCCAAACAAAGCCCTTTTCGAACTGGCCCTGGCGCGCGGTTTCGTCGCTGTCAGCATAACGCTTCCCGTGCAGGGTGTCCAGGAAGTCACTGATTATGGCGCTCACATGGACTCCGGGGCTATGTGCGTCCCCGCTATACGCGGTAAGCTCGGCTAGGCGTTCGCGGATTATCACAGCGGAACCCCTGTCATCCAGATCCCCAAAATCCACAAAGCCAGTATGATGAAAGCCAGCAAAAGGGTGATACTCAAAGGTCCATCCGGTGCCATCGCTCTTCACCTCCTTACCATAGTAGCGCAATCCCCCAAACCGTCAGCGCGCCGAAGCACACCGCCAACACTGCGCTTACCACCATTTCGCCGGGGCAATCCATATCCCGGCTGAAATCCCACGCCGCGAACGCCATGAATAGCGCTACCACGGCGGATCCCAGCGTTGTTGCGCAAGTAAACCAGAAGAGCCCGTTCATTGTTACTCCCTTCTACCCCGAAAATGATCCCAAGTATCCAACAACCTCTCCACCCACGATTCAGCTATACCCGACATGAGTATGACGATGAGCACCCCGCCAGCGAACCACAATAACGCGGTCATACCCCCCTACCTTTCGCGCGCTGGAGCCGGAAGTAAGCTGCCAGCCAGTCATGCACTACGTCCCAGGACGCCCGGTTATACACCCGCCGGTAATCCGTCAGTAGCCGCTTGACCAACGCATCCGGAACGCGCCGATGCCCGTTAATGTGGTCGATCAGGTCCGTGAACAGAACGTCCGGATCGCGCTGGGCGGCCACGCTCATGACCAACCGTATGTATGGGTATTTGGGCTCTACTACTCGCCCCGTTGTGAGCTTATTGCGAATTTCCGTGGCCAAAGCTGGACCTCCAGTTTTTAAAACGGGCGACGGGGGAGATGGGGATGGGGTGGAGGGCATTGTGACCTTTCTACCCCGTGCGGGTGTCTCGGTCCGCTCCCTCGACCCGCCGCCCGTTCATGTCAAGCGGCTAACGCGTTAATTACACGAGCGTCAGCATACCGTTCGCGTAGGTCCAGCTCTCCGAACCACTCAGGAACTCGTCGTTCGTGCAGACCTGGATCAGCGACCGCTTATCCTTGTCCTCCTTGTCGATGGCCTTGGCAAGCGCCGCCAACAGCTTCGTCTTGGGCAACTCGCCCTTGTCCATATCGACCAAGATGCCGATGATAAGCTCGCCGGCGCGGTCGTCCAGAGCTTCGGTAGCTGCGGCAGTGGTTGCCGCGGCACCCTTGGCCTTGCCACGACCACGCGTGACCTTGGTGGCGCCGGTGGGCATTTCCACGATCGACGCGACGCCGCGGACCAGCCGGGGTTTGCCCTTGTCGTTGGTGCCCGCGTTGATGGTGCGCCCGATAATAACGCACCCATCCACCACGCTGATGTTGTCGGACAGCAGGGCCTCATCGAACCCCGCCTCTACCAGTGAGCTGAGGAACACCGCGGCGTTGCTGCCCTTGTTCAGCGCGGTGCGATTGCCCAAGCACTCCAGCGACTTGCCGTCCGCGCTGGGGCGGAAGAAATCCCCGTCACGGTCGCCATAGCTGTAGAAGTCTTTCCGCGTCTCGTCAGCGCCCTTGACTTTGTGCTCGAGGATGAGTCCCGCTTGGTGGCCCTTGTCCTCGCCCGCAGCATTTACAAACTCGTACACGCCGAAGCGCAGGGCGACGAACTCAATTTCCGCGTCGTCCCAGAACAGAGTCTCCGAGAAAGTACTCGGTTTAAGCGATACGTTTGGCATTGCGTCTGTCCTCCTGTCTGACTTCCCTCAGTAGTTCCTCAGCCGCTACGCTGTAGAACTGCGAAATGCTGCTGAAACGTACGCTGGTGCTTACCAGCTTCCGCACCCGGAGCGAAATAGACTCCGGGACGTAGACGCTCTCATTCACCCGGGGTTCGCCTTTGGGTAGCGCCGGCATCTTTGCTCACCTCCTTCTGTTGCATTGTGATAGTTGCGACTCGGATAAGTTAAGGCCCCCACACCCCCATGTCAAGGTTAAAATACAGGTGTGAGAGAAATTCATTCCGGCGCGGGGCTGGTCTGCTTCCACCACAACGGCCCACCGCACACCGGGCACACCGGCTCGTCCCCGTCACTGAACTCGGGCGCTTGTCCCGCCCAGCCGCAAACGCACTCGTACATCGCCGCTTCCTTTCCGCTGCCTCTCGCGCACGCGCTACGCGCACGGGGATATACCACACACAGCCATTACGCACTGCACTTGTTGGCCCCTAACGACTTACAACCGTCATCGTATGCGTCAGCGTCATTGACGGCATAATGACGAATGACGCTACCAATGACGCACCCTAACGCTATACGCCTTATATACTTATATATTAACGTCATCGTATAGACTTCTACATAATGAAAAGAATTACTTACCCGCTTCACGCTTATTCCTCCAACGGTACGGTATAACGGCGGTCGTCCGTGACCAGGACCTCGCCTGCCTTAAGCATATTGGCGAGTAGCATGCGGACAGTCCCGGGTCGCTTGTTCAGCGTAATAGCTAGTTCGCTGGGACTCATCGGCTCCTCGAGCATATGCAACAACGCCACAATCTCCACCCGCGCTTCGCTCATCGCGCTGGTGTCCGCGTCGTGCAGGTAGGTGAACGCCAGTGTGGTGTCGTTAAACGCCAAGCGGTGCCGGCTGGTGCGCACGTAGCGGCCCGTTACCCGCAGCAACGCTGTAACGCCGCCGCGGATGCGTTCCAAATTCACGAGCGTATCGCAGCTGCCAGTCAGCCCCGTGGTGCCGGACGCCCGCTGGACCCAATCGTCACCCCTGCCCTTTTTCTCATGGTGGATCAAGAACACCCCGGCGTTGTGGCGGGCAGCTAGGACTTTAAGCTCTTGTACCTCCGCCACATCGCGGTCGTAGCTGTATTGCGCCCCAACGTGCCGGGACGATTTGAAAAGACCCCAGGTATCAACCACGACCAAATCCGTGCGATGGTGTGCCAAATACCGGTCCAGCTTCTCCAGCCCTCCGTCGTGCATGCGTGGCCAGCCCAAGACGCCCCCTGCAAGCGCGCTGTCGGCACAAACGATGTCAAGGCGGTGTGGGAAGGCGCGGCCGGCGCATAGGACGCCTACGCGGTCCGTAGCGGCTGCCTTGGGGGTTTCAAGATCGAGATATAGCGTCCCTATTTCGCCATCCGGTTGCCAATGCCCCAGGACGCGGTCGCCATGGGCCGCGGAGATTATAGCGCTTAACACCAACGCGCTTTTCCCGCTCTTTTCGCTGGCGAAGAATAGCGTGACTCCGCGTAACGGTATAATCCCCGGCAGGAACCAGCGCATGGGGGGCAGATCCTCGCGCATAAGCTCGCGCACGCTTTGGACACCGTCACGGCCGTCATAGTCGCCGGTTGCGCCCGTCATAGTGCGCCCCTGAGTCTGGACAAGGTTAATCGGCAATAGTCTTGGTCTATATCCATAGCGATATAACGGCGCCCGAGTCGTTCTGCGGCTACTGCGGAAGTGCCGGAACCGCAGAACGGGTCAAGCACCAAGTCCCCGGGGTTGGATGACACTGTGACAAGGTACTCGAATAACTTGAGGGATTTCTGCGTCGGGTGGAGCTGGTTGCGCTCCACGGGGAACCGCCACACCGAGCTTTTGCAATGCTCGTTAAATACCGCGCGTGGCCTTTTCGCATACACGCAGTTTTCGATAGAGGACAGCCATAGGTGTTGCCCGTTCATCGGGCTCGGGTTTGTCTTTTCCCAAATGCAATGGCGGGTGGAAAGTCCGGCCCGCACAAACGCCCGGCGTATTTCCGATACTTGCTCGGTACAACAGAACACGTACAGCGATCTGGAGCAGACACGGAGCATTTGAAACAAGGCCCCTGGTAGGTCGAATACGGCAGAGTCGGCGGTGCCCTTGTCCAGTTTCCGCAGCCCGTGTGACGAGCGATTGACTTCGTTGTAGGGTATATCCGTCAGCACCAAGTCCACGCAACCGGCTGGCATTTCCGCCAGAAGCTCCACGCTCTCGGCGCAATGGACGGTATTGGGTTCGAACGGAAACGTATCTATCACAGCCACCTCCGGGTTATGCGGTACAGCCAGTGGGTGGCGCGGTTGCAGCGGGGTGACATGAGCGCGAAAGGAAGCAGCGCGATAAGCAGTAATGTGGCAAGGACGGCGACCAAGGCCAGCTGTAGCATTAGGCCGCTAGCTACCATCCACGCCAGCCACTCACGCACGCCCGGGGACTGCAGCGTTTCCGTCATCAGTTACCCTCGCGGTTGTAACACGGGTGGGATGTGCGCGGCGGCTGAGCAGCGCGGCGGCGGCGGATGGGAATAGTCGCGCCTCGTGGATGTCGGGCGACCAGCGCGACCCGGTCCAGTAGCGTTTGTCGGCGGCACGGCAGAGAACGTGGAAGGCGTCAGGCATGGGGGTCCGCCTCCTCGCCAAAGGTGTTGTAGTACCACTTCTCCATTTCCTTCCATACCGCCTCGTGTCCGAGCGTGACAAGTTTCTCGAATATCGGCTCGGCATTGAGAGAGGAACCATCGTAGTAGCAGGGAACTCCGCCGAGATAAGGACAGCTCTCGGTTACGAACCCCTGCCCTTCGTACACAGGAACTGGAGAATGATACCCTATATCCGCCGGCAGAGAACTCAGCGGGCAGGACTTGCGCTCATGGCACTTGGCTTGCAACTCCTCCTGTACATGGGGAAGATGCCATCCCGTGTATAAAACAAACTGGATGATCCCTTTTGGCCTTTTCAACAGCCAGCGCATTTCCACACAATGAACCCCGTAGTTCTTCGCTGGGTTGGGATCGCGCTTGTCAAAGGCGGGTTTGAACTCGATGGTACGCTCAAAGTCAGGCATGGGCAGCTCCCTTGTTCCCGTCGAGCGCGTCCAAGAACTCCTTGGAAACGTATTGAAGGATTGCTCCTCGGTACACTGCGAGCTTGGTTTGAAGTTGCGCGTTCTCGGCAGTCAGTCAGGCATTCTCGGCAGTCACGATAAGGGTTATCTCCCGCGTTGCCGCCCGCTCAGGCGCACGTGCAGCAGCGATGACTTCTACCATTGGACCTATAGGATCCGCTTCGGGCGCAGTGTGTAGAATATACAAGTCACGCGCAAGTCTCCGGTCCTCCTCGGTATGGTCAGCCACGGTCAGCCCCCTTTGTTTTAAAAGACCCCCGTTCCGGCGTTTTAAAAGACCCCCGATCTGGGGCGGTGGGTTGCCCAAGTAGCTGGCGCAGGGCCGCTACCAGCTTGGCGGCGCTGGCCGCCATGCCGCTGAATGCTTGGGCGCACTCCTGCAACTTCTCGGCTATGGCTCTCATTCGGCCCCCTCTGCCCGGCGCCACACGCGGACGCCGGCAACGGGCGCGCCGGTGGCCGGGTCGGGTTCGGTACATCTGCGGGTGACATAGCGCACACCGGTGGCGCGCGTCTGCCGAGACACAAGCGAGCTCATCCCGATCTGCGCATGGCGTTGGGATTTGAAACCCGACGCGGGCACGAAGAAGCTGGCACCTGCGACCAGCTCGTCCCACGGGTATTTGCTGCCATAAGGCCGGCCCTCGTTCACTGCGGGTATCGGGATGCCCGGCGACACCGGGAAACGCGTTTTGGGATTGGGCATTATCCACCTCCGTTACGGTTACGGACTTGACTCGACCGGCGCTTGCCAGAACGGCGTCGCGGCGGGCGCGGACTCTTCTCCTGCGTGGCTTTCATCAGCTTGCGTAACGCGCTTTTCCAATTCATAGCTTCCTCCGGGGTTGTAAATATACGGTTGCGTCGGCGCGCGGCGCAAGGGTGAATTGCCGGTATGGTGGGGTGGGCGCGCAGCCCGGTCATGCCTCCCGGTAGTAGTAGGTTTCGCCATCGATTTCCACACTGCTGTAATCAGCCAGCAGCGCGGCTGTCGCCCGTTCCCAGTCGATGTAGGTCGCCGGCCAGTCTGCGTCGCGCCCGATTGCGCCGATGTCCTCCGCCAGCTCGCGGGCATAGGTTTCCATGTAATCCTCGTGGATGAAGCAGATGCCGTCGTCCCAGCCGCACCTCTCCGTTTCCTCCTTGAGTGCGTTCCACATCTCCAGCTCGTCCGCGATCTGTTCGTCCGGCTCATCGTCCTCTTCGAGTTGCCGCCCTAATTCCTCGATCCGCTCTTGAATGTCCCGCGAATCCAGCGTGTCATCGTTTGTGCTGACCATGGCCCTGCCCTCCGTGCGTTATACGGCTGGTGGCGTGTCGATGAAAGTCACTTGCCCGGGGCTAACATAGCCGCTCCAGCCCTGGTAACGGTTGTGTTTCGTGCTCTTCTCCCAAACGAAGTAGCTCATGGCCAGCGAGCAGCAATGGGTGGGAACCGCATCGGTCCGCCACACCTTGCGCTTGCCCATATCCGTATGGGTCATGCCCTCGCCGTTGACATAACAGCGATACGTTTTCCGTGACATGGTGCCCCTCCTTTTGTGTGTCCTTAACCCGTGAGCGGGATGTGCTGCTATTCTTGTTCTCGTATCATATCAAAGTACACCGTGAGCGGTGAATCCCAACCCTTACCATCGTTCGGACCTTGCCCCCCACATAATGACAAATATGGTATTTTCTCTCGGAATGATAGAGTCTTTTCTTCCATCGGGAATTGATACCATGCCGTTGACTTATTGCTTGCGAACCTGACCCCGCCCATTGTACGGGCGAGTGTGTTTATCGTGGTGCGTTCCATTGCCCTGCCCTCCCTTTGTGTGTTGGTTGCTCCATCATCATGGGGTTAAAATATGGGTGGCTGGCGGCATTGTCAAGCGTTTTCTTTTGCGTATGGCAAAACACCGCATTTTAAACCGACCGGTAGCGCGCGCATGCCCGATTTTAAACCGACCGTTCGCACCCGCGTTTTAAACCGACCACCCCCGCGTTTTAAACCGACCGGTCGGGCGTTCGGGCGGGCGGGTGGCCAGGCGCGCGCTCGCGGGCAGGCGGGACCGTGGGTGGTCAATATTGCAATAATGCGTTTATGGCTGGATGTTGGCTGGGGTTCGCTTACTGGGGAAAAACACGATTGCATAAAATAGTTGAAAAAACTGCTTGACAGGTCCGTATGCGTATGCGTATCATATATACATCCCCCGGGAATACCGGGAAACGGGAAAGCCAAAAAGGAGGTGCGACAATGCCGTGTGAATGTCCTGAATGTGGCGCGGACGTGCTAGCGCCTGGTACGGTTTGTCAAGATTGCCAAACACCGTATACGTGCGGTTGCTGCGGCGACCAATTCCCCGCTGCGGAATATGCCGGTTTCAGCGATACCGAAGATGATGGAATTGTATGTAATGAATGTTTCGAGCTTTACTCCGCTTGCGACAATTGTGGCTGCGTTTTTCTAATTGGGGATATGGAAACCATTGGTGATCTATTAATGTGTTCCAGTTGCGCGGAGGACCATACCACATGCTGGAATTGCGACGGTATAATATCTGCGGAAGATGCCTTATATTTGCGTTCACATGCGTTTTGTTCCGATTGTTCTGATGAATTGTTGTCCGATTGTGCTGACTGTGGTGACAGGTACTATAACAGCGAGATGCAGAGTAATATGTATGGCGACCTTGTGTGTGACAGTTGTTTCCACAGTAACGATTCGGCCGACGTTCACAGTTATAATTACAAACCTGATCCGCTTTTTCATAATGATGACAGTAGCTTTGATGATTCACCCCAAGATAACACAGTATATATAGGTTTCGAGTTGGAAGTTGAGGTGCCAAATTCCGTTTCCGAATGTGCCGCGGCGGTTTGTGAATATTCGGAGGAGGGAGATGCTTTCTACCTGAAAGAAGATGGTAGTATAACAAGCGGTTTCGAGGTGGTTTCACATCCGCACAGTATTGTCGCATTGAATGATGCTGGCTGGCTGCGGGAAGTATTGAATTGTCTTACCGGTTACGATTGCAAGTCACATGATACATCTACCTGCGGGTTACATGTACATGTTTCCCGTCGGCACCTGTCATATACCGAAACCGTCAAATTGGGTATGTTGGTACATCTGAATCAAAGCCAATGGCGGAAGATTGCAAGGCGGAATTGTACCGAATGGTCACGGTTTAAAGAATTACCTTGTAAACTTGTGGATATGGGGGGTAATCCACAATCGCGATACGAAGCGCTGAATTGGCATAACTTCGAAACTGTAGAGTTTCGGATGTATAAAGGTACGCTACTGTATGATAGTGTACTCGCTGCAATACAGGTTTCCCATGCGGCTGTTGCGTTTATTCGCACAGTGCCAACGCCTGTAATTGCGAAACCAACGGCATGGAGTGAATTCGGCCGGTTTGTCTGCGCTCAGCCAGAGTACCGGGCTGCGGCTGTGCGTTATTTCAACGGCAGTGATCCTGCCGAAACCAGAGAGGTGTAATATGTGTATTATCGTAGTAAAAGGTGCGGGGGTACCGATGCCTTCAAAGCGGGTGCTTTCCGTATGCTGGCAGTCCAATCCGGATGGCGCCGGTTATATGTATAATGGCGCTGACGGAAGGGTACAGATACGCAAAGGGTATATGTCGTTTAAGTCATTGTGGCGCGCGGTTCGGGAATTGCCGGTCGAAAACGCCGTTGTGCTGCATTTCCGAATCGGTACATCTGGCGGGAAAGAGCCCGGTCTTACTCACCCGTTTCCAGTGTGTGGTAACTATGACCGTATGCGCCTTGTTTCGGGTGATGCCGGCGCTGCGGTCGCGCATAATGGCATATTCGGTTCCGGCGCGCCGCACGTGTCAGACACGATGAAATTTATCCGGGACTATCTGTCGCCCGATACCATACGTAACCGTCTTGACGATATGGCCGTGCTCACCCTGATTGCGCGTGCCGCCAGGGGTGCAAAAATGGCCATAATGACACGTGAGGGTATTAACTTGATTGGTGACTTTCTGGAGGAAGGGGGAATAAAGTATAGTAACTTGGGATACATCCCGTATGAACCAAAACGACAGTATGACAAGCAGGATGTGGCGAGCCAAAGCACGCTCAGCTGGCAAGGCGGTCACGACGATTATATGCACGTTCCGGACGGTGGTTTTGACGACGATAGCGCATACAGTCCCCCGTCTGCAATTTGCCCGAATTGTCAGGATAACGCACAACGGGAAAACGGGGTACTTAATTTCCCGGAAGATGCGCGGTATAGGTGTTTGGCTTGCGGCCACCTGTTTGACGGTCACGGTACACCGGTGGACGATACCGGGCTGCTTGACGATGAGGTGGAAGAGGATGAGGTGGAAGAGGATGAGGTGGTTGATAACAATGGTGTTCGGTGGTTACGAGGGATCCGGTAAACGCAAAAGGCGGCGGCGGGAGCGCGGCCGGCGCAGGAAGTCACGCAAACGGTAAACTCGGAGGGGAATGGCATGGAAGGCGAAAGGCAACATCCGTTGACCGAACCTGAGTACGTGGCCATTCGTGGTATTCGGTGTCCAAATTGCGGGAGCTCGGAAATATCTGGTGGTCCAGTAGAGGTAACCGCCGGTGGTGCGTCGCAACCAATAATATGTGGTGGATGTGGTGCTGACTGGTACGACGAATACGAATTATCTGGGTATTCGTGCTTGGAGGTACCGGAGGAACGGTAACGCAACCAGCACGGCGGGAACGCGGCGGGGGTGGCGCAGGATAGGCCGCCCCTTTCGTATTGGGGGAACGGGCAGGGTATGGGGTGCGCGGCGGCGCAGGTGGTGCGGCAGGTGGGGCTATGGCTGTGTGTGTGGGCGCAAGGACGGCAGGGGCGCGGCAGGGGCGGCGCAGAGTTACTAGGGCTGTAATGTCCCTGCTATACCCTGTAATGGCACTAGCGCGGCGGCAGGGGGCTATATGAGCATCGGGCAAACTATCAATTTGATAGGTAGGGGGGAAAGCCTATATTAAGTCGGGAGCTTTCTTGCGCGTATGTGCACTGTAGCAATCTGCAACACAACGGGGTGAGACAATGGATGAAGTGTTGGCTGTAACGCAATGGGGGAGGGTAGGTTACGGTTGCCGCTTGCCAGTCCCTCACATTCCCCACTATACATAATGTTTATTATACGCCATAGGTTATGGCCAATCCTCCCCCTCCCCGGACGGCCAATTTCCTCCCCTCCCCCACCGTGATTTAGCGCGGTCAATAGTTCATTTTCAAGGTTTTTTTACATGGGGGTATGGTGGTCTACCAGCCCCGGTGTTGCAAAATGCCACAGTGCGCGGATGTGCACCTCTACAAAACGCGACACCGTGTTGCGCGGGCGTAACTGTGGGCCTAGCAGTGCGTTACGGCATAAGCGCGCGCCGGGGTGTTGCAGCGCGACCGGGTGTGGCATGGAAATGCAAAGGGCAGGCCCGCGGGTGTTGCAGAATTCCCCGCAACTGCCTGCCCCAGCGCACGTTGCGCTGTTGCATTAACGCGCGCTGTTACGCCGCGCCAACTCGTCCAGCCGGGCCTCCACGCGCGCAATCTCCAGCCGCAACCGGTCCTCAACCATCTGCCGTTGCGTCGCCGCGTCCGCCACAGCGAGCGCGACCAGCTTCTCCATCGCCTCGTCCGTGTGGTTCTGCCGCACCAGCCGGGCCTCCAGCGCGTCGATGCGGGCCGCGATCTGCCCTTTCCACGCCCCGACGCGGCAGGCGATGATCAGCATGGTAATGAGCGTGCCAATTCCGCCGACGGCGCTCACCCAGAGCAGGACGGGTTGGGTCATGCGCCCTTGCCTCCCGCGGTGGGCAGATCGACTTCCAGCAACGGCCAGATGCGCGCAACGAACAGCGGCGTGAGCCCCAATCCCACCACGCGTTTCATCACCAGCGCCTCCTCGGCTGTTATCTCCACCTCGTCGTGGTCCTGCACCCGCTGTGCCAACCGGCCGCGTATAAACTTCTCCTCGCCCGTGGGCCGGTCGCCAACCATGCCCCAGTCGCCGGTAAGGGCGAGCGTTAATGCGCGCCGGACAGTCCAGGCCACATCCGCCGCCTGCATGAGCGTCTTACCCTCGAGGTCGGCGAGTTGAGCTGCCACGTTGATCGTCATGCGAAACACTCCTTGTTACGGTGTGGGGGTGAGTGCCTTGCCACTGCCCGGTCCGAACGCGGCCACCACGGCGCGCAGAACGGCCTCCGCCTGCGCCAGCACGGCGTCCTTCTCCGCATCCGTGACGGCCGTTCCCCCGGGGCTGTTCGGCCGGCGCGCGTTGTGGATAACGACCACGAGCTTGACGGCTTCCCCGAGCGGCATTTTGGCGCGCACCAGACACTTGCCCCACCACGTCCCGCCCCAGAACGTGCCGACGACAAGTAACACCATGGCGACGATCGAAGTCAGCGCGTTGGCCAACATCCAGCCAAACGTGCTCGTTGCGACCCCGGCGGCCCATTCACCGACACCCGCGATGGCCGGCGTGGCCAGCATGGCGGCAAAAACGGCAAGGGCGATGTAGATGATGACGAGGGGGTTCCAGCACGGGCGTGGGTTCGGGTAATTAGGACCTTTCATAACCTGCCTCCTAGTGAGTACGTTAATGCGGCGAGCAGGACAGCCCAGCGCGCGACCCTTAGCGCCCAGAGCGCCCGCCCTGTGAGGTACCAGCCGGTACCGAGTACGTTTTCCTGCGTGGGCAGCGTGAGCGCCCCGGCGCGCCCGAGCCAATAGGTTATCTCGAACAGCTCCCAAGCCGCCGCGCTGGTGCCCACGGCCCATATCCAGCCCAAGTCGAACCGCCATGACCAGACAGCCGCAACCAACACGGCGCCCAGGACCATCTTCGCCGCGTCGACCCGGTGGTAGTAGCCGAACCACGGATGCGAGCGTGGACCGGGCTGGTGCATGGTCACGGCCTCGTGAAACCCGCGGGCAGCGGTCCACGCCAGCGCAACCACCAGCGCTGCGACCCGCTCAGATAGCGGCGAGCCCCGGCCAGGGTCCGTCATACGGGGGGCAGCCATATCACACGCTCCTGTTTGTTGTGGTCAACATCCGCATGTATCCAGCTGCCGCCCACTTCCAGCCGCGTGAACCCAGCCGCCAGCAGCGCGTTGAGCACCAGCCACCGCGTCCCGCTGTCGATCGCGGCGATGTCGGCCGCGCGCCCCAGTAGGTGTGACGAGCTGGGCGACCCGCCAACTGCTGCGTTGTGCGTTGGACACCGGCAGCCGCTGGTAACCAATAACGGTATCCCCGCGATGACGCGCGCCGCATTGAGCCGCGCGACCAGCTCGGGTTCCGCGTTGTAGCGGCCGCAACCGCAGCCGCACACCAGCTCCCGGGGTGGGAAGAAATCAATCGCCATTGCTACCCTGCCTTTCGCGTTATGCCTCGGCCCATCCGGTGCATAGGCCGTTTGCGAATGATATGATATAGTTGCCAGTCGGCGTTGTCACCGTAAGTCCGGTAGAAACCCCCACTGTGCTTATCGCATACGCCCCGGCGGCCGTGCGCCGCATGAACCCGTTGGAGCCAAAATCGCCATCCATGAGTGCGCCGGCGGCGGCAACGTTGGTTGCATCGGTTACGTCCGCCCCCGCCTCAATGTCGGCAAGTTTCGATGTATTGGCTATTAAGGCAGTGATATGTGCCGCTGATGCATGACCGGGTGCTTCGCTGGACGCCGCTGGCATGGAGATCGCCACTGCTCCGGCGGCGATAACCTTGGGACTGCCACTTACTGAAACAGGCGATGTCCCGGTCATTGTGACCTTATTGACAATGGTCAACGCCCCGCTGCCCGTTACATCTCCGCTGTGGGTGGCATTCGTCGTCTTCGCGGTATTGGCTATGATAGCGGAGAATCCCGCCGCCGTCAGGAATCCCGCCACTTCGGCGGTAGCATCCCCATGAGCTGCCCCGGTCGCACCGACATGGGCGGCGGCGGCATAGGCACCAGTCGCCGTATATGCGGCGGTCCCGAGCGCCCCGGTGATGGTGACGTTATCTTGCACGGTGAGGGTCTTCGCTGCGGTGATGGCAAGGCCGTGGACGCTTTGTAAAGCCGCGTGGGTGGCGATTGCTCCGGCCGCCTCGAAAGAAGCCGCTGTATACCCGCTTGACACAATGGTGGCGGTATCGGGCGACTTCATGAGGAGTTGTTCGTTCGTGAATGTGGCGTTCGCCAAACCGCCCCGGTCAAGCGCGAGTGTGCCGGTGGTGATGGTGGTCGCGGATTGATTGTGCGCAACGGGCGTCTGCGCGTCAGCAAGCACACCCGACAACCCTGCAACGCTGAGTTCGTCCGCCCCGCCATTCTCGTGCCGGGCGTGGTGCGCGTC